GTTAAATGGGGGCTAATCTCAGGCAAATTCAAAATGCACGAAGCATTGAGAAAGCTGCCTAGTTCTGCCCGTCCACTCCACCACTTCCTCCTTATTAGATCTCATTGAGCGTGAGATCATGTAAGGCCACCCACCTGTGCTTTAATCTTTGCACAGGCCTCTGCGCAACACCAGAAGCCCACTTGGTAGTGGGCTTTGGAGCTTCAGTAAAGTACTGAAGTAATGCAGAGTCGTCTGAGACTGGCAGCTTTCGCTGTGACGCACTGTGCGTCAGAACAAAGGCTTCCCTTCGCTGAAGAAGATGATTGTATCGGATGCGATATCCTTTACAACCATCAACCAAGCGCGTTTTCAGTCCCAGACAGCCCGATCGCTCATGTACCACCGGAGTAATCCGGGATACTGTCGACGCAAGCTGCGAAGCAGTGTTCACAAGGAACTTCTTGTAGAAGTTATTGTGACACTCAACTACGCTTGCTAGCGATGCGGGCTTGCCATTGTACAGAGTCTTCCAATAGGCTGGAGTCACGTCGACTCCACCAAAGGAATCAACCCCACAGGACTCTCTGAACTTCCCAGTCCAGAAACTCTTGTTAGGATTGACCTTGAAATCAAAGATCTCAAGGGCTCTGCAAAATAGCTCCCGACTGTCTAAAGGGATAATTATATCATCCCCAAAGACGGCCACCTCTCCCATCAAGGCGAGGATGTTCCTTTTGCAAGCTTTTAGCTGACGTGCTTCCAGCACGCTGGCTAATGCTATGCATAAGAAACTCAACGACTCGACAGGAAAGGTGCAGGCGTTACCCATTGTGGAGAACTTTCGTATCTCGACAAATTCTGGCACACGATGTGACAGTCTTTGTCTAACACAACGGGTCCGAGTGCTTCGAAGGCATTTCAGTAGTTTCGGATTGCTCCGGAACAACTGACCAACGAAGTGACAGCTGACTCGATCACTAGCCGACGATAAGTCGATAGTGGCCAAGTTTCCACTCGAAGAACCTTCCGTGCAAAGTTCCTGGTTCAAGGTCTGATCGTTGAAACGAACAAACCCTGAAATCCAAGATTCATTGCAACGCGTCTCAAAGTAGTCCAGCAGATTCTGCTGACACCACATATGAGCCGCCGGCTCCGCGGCAATCAAGCGCGGTTTCGAGAAGGACTTCGGTACAGCCACCATTCTAGAGAAAGGCTCCGATTGCTCGGAATCTCCACTAGTTTGGTCGCTATAGCTGTCTGCCCATACTGCGTAACTATGGTAACCATAGTCGGCAATTGGGTACTCGGTTTCCAGAAGATCGCTCCAATTCTTCCAACAGTACTTGTTGGAAGGACCAGTGACCTCTGAAATAGCACCTGGGCCATGGCTGAACCTCCACGCCCCTGGATCATAAGATCCAAGTGTGGATGTGACAAAACTCGACACGAAATCAAGTTTTGCCAAGAGGGATGCCAATCGGACACGCTCACGCGGATCCGAAGCACAAACTCTGGATGAGTAAAGGGAAGACCTACGATAGCCATCGTATGGTATCTCTTCATCAGCCGGAATAGGTGCCGACCTTTTCCAGAATTCTTCAACTTCTGGTAGGGCCTTGTCAACCTCGTAGAAGGAATCCACTTCATGTGCGACCTTCTCTGAGCTACATGGGTAGTCAGCCTTCTTCGCAGCAGACAAAATCTGCCGTAGGAAGAAAACTGCCTGCACATCGTAGTCCTCTTTCAGCGCACCAGTCTCGTGAAAAACCAGTAGGTAGAGTCCCCGAAGAAACTTCGGAATCACTACCCTACCAGAAAACCTCTTCGTCAGAGGTAATCCTGATAGAATGTACTGGCCGCCGGCTAAGCACCTATCAAGATGCTTACCAACAGCTGGGAGGTCTTCGAGAAAAACTCGAATACCTCTTCGCTCCACGAGGCTTTGGAGACGGGTGAGATCTCTCTCAAATTCCGTCCCCAGCGTCGGGTACATATACGCGGCGTCTTTGAAGAGCGCTTCGTATATGTTGCTCAATTCCCTAACATGGCATTTAGACATTGCGGAGGTTATCCCTTCGTAGATGTCCCATGCTGCTAGGAAACCACCACCAGCAGGCATTTAGTCAATCCAAAGGGGGACTTTACCCCTAAACTGAGCTCAAAGAGCCCAGAATGTTCCGATATAACTTGAATTCCTTCAAGTTATACTCCTGTAAAGCGCTGGTCCGTCACTCAGGGCCAAACCACTGGACATAGTCCACTGGTGATGTCATATGACATCCGGCAATCGCCCTTTCGGGCTTTGTGAGTGCAGTCCGCTCTCAAGACAGGAAGGAAGAGAATTGACAAAATGAACGCAGCAAAACGGAGAGGAGTATCGTGAACACGAACACTGGCAAGGGCTAAGCCCATGCTGTTGAGCGTTTCACTACGACTCCCAACCGTGCAGCGCCGTCACAAGCTCGTTCGACGTTGCAATGAGCATGTCGCTCAAAGCGTCGATATTCGCGATGTGAGTGTCTGAGGGCAAGTGCTCCCAGACAATGTACACCTTTCGGGTGAACTCGGCCGCCGTCGCGGTCGCGAAGACTGTCTCCACAATTTCCAAATTGTGGCGATCCTTCACGACCTGACCATTACTGTCCTTGCCCGACTTGGAATGTCGGATACGGACAATGTACTGGTTCTCCGAACTGCGGAACATGTACTCCGAAGAGTACGCGTCCTGGTTGATCTTCTTGCAGGTGACATTAATGGCACCTACAGGAAGAACAATGGTATCGCCTAGCATGGGAATTCTCCTACTACACAAGACTGACCCCACGCCTCAGCGGCGCAGGGCAGCCAAGGACAGTAGGATCGACAACTTCCCGGCGTCTAACGCCGGAAGCTTAGGAAGAGGAAAAGGTACCAAAGGAAAGGTTTCATGCCTTTCCTTCCGAGTGAAGTCTGCAGTCCACCAGCCGGAAATTGCTGGCCAACTGTCAGAATTCTCTCTATCTATCTCTACAGTCGTGACACCTCGTCGCGTCCGCATGAGACAGATATGGTCATAGTCAAGGTCGAGAGTGTTATTCGTAGCGTCGAGCATAGTGCCGACGTTCGAAAACCAATCGATTAGCCAGGACCAGGGGCAAAGCTCCCAGCCCGCGGCTAAGGTCTCAAACGAAGTCATACCTAGCAAAAGCTTACGCACTTCAGCTCCAAGCTGACGATTGCTCACTTTTGCTAAAAGGTAAGGACTGTTCGGAGCGAGTTTCCACTCGCACGAACCCCACACCTCAGAGGTGTAGATCGTTTGTCGCCATCCAGTTAGTAACGCACCTTCAGAGTGTAACCATACACTCTCACGGGGCGTTGCATACCGGTACTTGCCTAGACGGCACTTCTTCCTCAAAGGCTTTCCATCCTGCATAGCTTGCAACTCTTTTAGACGCTGATTAACAGCATCATGAAAGTTAGCAAGCTTCTGGATGTCACTCATCATGGGTTTTAGGGCCCAGCGCCAGGACAAATGCCCTTGCGCTGCACTCTTCAAGAGTGATCGGCCCCAGCCCTGAGTGAGTGAAGGGATGTCTTTCATCTCGGCGATGAACTGCGGCATGCTTACATGTGGTAAGCTCGGGTTCGTGTTCGCCAAGATCTCATACGCATAGTTGTTAAAGTCCACAAGTGTGAACTCAGCAAACTGCGTCTGAGGATCGGGTATCTCAGGAGCGAGTCCTGTCGGAAAGTCAACGAATTGCTTCGTTGCTACCGGCGGATCGCCTACTGAGAAAATCCCGTTCAAGGAGGGGTGGTTCCGAATGTAGCGGGTCAAGTAGAAAGGGTTAACCCCTTCTCTATTCCCAACTACATCCAGGCACGTCTCCTCGACACCATAGGTACGCGAGCGTTGCGAGATGTATGTACCAGTAGAAGGATCGATATACGATCCAATCATCTGTTGCATAGTATCCCGTTCTCGTTCGCGAAGGACCATGGTGAGACATCCTCGAAATCCTCTTCCTAGGGGGGAACATTCCAGCGGAAGTACAGAGAGTACCTCCACAGGGAGCCACTACATGTGGC